ACCGGGGGCGAGCGGATTTTTTGGTGCTCAAGTGGATCCCACGAGAGTTGGGGACGATAAAAGCTCGATACATGGGCCTGATTTTCTGGGCTCTTGGATTGGGCTTCCAATTAAATATTGGGCTGTTGACATTTAATTTTGCTAGAATAGAAATACATGTACTCTGTAGATGTATTTCAATACGTATTTTATTCATTCAAGAGATATACATACTTTTAGATATTCGTAGTTGAATACACGTTAAATTTCTCTCCTATGTTAATGTCTACTACAGGGGCCTCGTTCATCATGAGTATGTCTATTGATTCGACCATGTCTTCGTGCCTGAATTCCTCTGCTGGTGAGTCTGCATACATGATGTTGATTAGGCCTTTTATTCCTTCCTCTAGGTCGTTGAAGCCGAAGGGGGCTATGATTCCTTGGTGTCCGTATGGTATTATGAATTGTTCCTTGTGGAGAAATGGTTTTTTTGTCAAGAAGAGATCAATCTCGACGGAGATCGAGTTCTCTCTTCTTAGCCTGACGTTGATTACGAATGACATACCCTTGGTGTTTTTGTATGTGATCGTCATTTTTGTCGTTGCGATGTTCTCTTCCTGGGATGTCGATTTATATTGGTTGGATGAGGTTCGTGTGTTTGCTATGGTTCTACGTGTTTAATTTTGGATCATATGGTAACAAAATATCTAGATATTTTGAAATTGACGTTGATTATTTGTTCCAGCTAATTAAATTAGTTAGCTATGATTATCTCCCAATCATATACTTGGATTGGGTGAAAAATAAAGAAAAAAATAAAAATAAAATAAACAAGACAAAGAAAATTAAAGACAACATACATCTCTTATGGAAGAATTGCCGCGCAGCGGAAAACAAAAAAAAAATCAAATAAAACAAAGTAAAAAAATAAAGAAAATGTCTTTCGTATTAGAAATACGAATGAAAATAAAGAAAAAAGAAAATGGGTCTTATTGGAAAAACACGTGATCATGGTAAAAATAGAATTACTGCGGTAATTCTAGAGTTACTATTTAACTCGGGTTAATATATAGGGTAAATGAGACACCAATGGGTAAATTGTACTCCGATATATCGGAGATCAATTGGAACCCATATTTTGCATTTCCCATTTTGCCCTTAAACATGTGTCTGGTAAGCGCGTGGGAGTGGACTGTAAAAGTAGATATTCTCTCTCCAAAACTCCCCGGAGACGATGAAACTCGGTCTTCCCGGCCTCAATTTGCGACACGCGCGGCGGTGTGTACCCCTGGGAGGGTAGGTACCGGTACCACTACGCTACGCAGCAGCCTTAGCTACGCCGGAGCTTAGCTCGCCCCCGTTCTAATATT